AGCCTCTTGTACTTCGTATATGAGTTCTTCCCCTGGTGGTGTTCCGCCCGACATAAGCGGAGCAATTTCAACCGTTCCCGGTTGCGGGCTCCCCAGTCCCACATCAATGATGCCGCTGTTCATGCTCATCACATGATATCTATATGCCCCTGCCGGCCCGGCTGTAGAAAAACTTTCCGGTGCTTCAAAGGTTCTTGCTCTGAGCGCATCGTCGGTTTCGGTTTCCGAGCCACCCTCGCTCTGTGTGACATTTGAGATAGATGCTACATAAGCAACAGGGTCAACGATTAATGAGATTTCCCCTGGCATGTATCCATTGCCTGTAGCGCCTGCATCTGTGCATGTAGCTCCCACTGTCCCCGTCAAGCTTCCTGCCGTAATAATCAGGTCTTCATCCGTGGCAAAATATTTATTATCACCAGACGCCACTCTTGTACCAGCCGGAATAATAGTTTCATTTACCCTGGCTGCAGACAATGTGACCATTAATGTGGTGGTAGCTGCACTTGACTGCAGTCTGGTTGTTCTGACCAAAGCGGCCAAGTTATCAAGTTTGCCACCATTTGCATATTTCAGCAGATTCTGCTTGCCGGTATCATTGAGTTTATTCAGCAATCGGATAAACACTTCCGTGATAAAGAGGTTGTATAGTCTGATTGGATCGCCCTGTGCCAGCGTCCGGCCGGTGATGTTTGTATAAGCATCAAAAACAGCCTGCTGTATGGTATCCCTGTCAACATCTACAAAGTCAATATCAGGCAAATCGCTAAGTTTCACGAATACTCACCTCCACTGCCGGGACCAGCCGCCCGTTTATATCACCGCTAAAACTTATAGATTCTATGGTTGCCCTGGGCTCATATTGCTTGATGGCCTGAAATATCTCGTTGGTCATCTTTGCTTGTGCCTGGGGCATGGGCAAATCTATAGCTGAGCCATCTATACCAAAGTTGCGGTCAAGCGGGATTGTACCTTTAACTGTAGTTATGATGGTCAGCACATTTTGCAGCACCTCTGCCGCCGTAGAATCAGGCGCAAAATCAATAGCAGGAGAATCATCGCCTGCCACTCTGAAAACGCCCATCAGAAAGCACCCCCTAGCAAAGTTGAAGCAGCATTAAAGATGGTGCCATATTTATTTATCACGCTGTTTTCCTCGGTATAATTACTATCATCGTACTCTGTAAGCTGCACAGATGCCTTTGCTTGAATGAGGTTTCCTGTCGGGTCATAAAACTGTTCGTTTTCGTTTAGGCTATCCAGCCGCCAGTAGTTTTGGCTGACCGGCCGCCCGCCGATTATCAGCGGAAAAACCGCCCCTGTATCCCTCATTTTTCGCAATTTAGATAGAATTGAGCCTGGCGATGCACCTAAATCGGCTTTAAGTATTATGTCAAAACTCAGCTTCTCCAAGCCTGGGCCGCTAAACTGACTGACTGGCTTGCGCAGTATGAGGTCATGTTGTGCCCATCGGGATTCTCCTGACCTCACATAATTTGTCGGCGTCACAAAATAATGTGAGGACACAATGAATACGATGTCCCCCATGTAGCCAATGTACATGCTGACTCACCTCCTTTATCCTCCTGCAAAAACATTACTGCTCCCTGTCACGTGACTGCCGCTTTGCCCGCATGACTGGCACGTTGTCGTGTCTCCTACGCGTGTCACCGGCTGGCCATTACAGAACACGGTACTGCTCCCCGCCGTGGTTGCAAATGTGCCTCCGTGCGGGCAGTTCGTAGGGCCTGTGTCATTTAGTCTGTGTAATGGTTGACCGTTAACGAAAACATTTGGGGAGCCTGCTGTATTGGTGCCTGACCTTCCATGCGGGCAACAATCGAGTCCCAGGTCACAAGTTCCTGTTGTCCCATCACCGACTTTTGTTACTGCTGGCATAAAACCACCTCAGTTCAGATAGATATTGGCACCAGTTATGGTGACATTGCCGGTTGCATGAATCTCGATATTCCCACCTTCATACTTAACATACGAACCATCCGGGAATCTAACGCTGCGCACATCAGCATTGCTTTCTTTCGGCTTATCCACATCACTGTAAATGGCACCAAGTACAAAGCCTTCGCCTGTACCTTTGCCGCTGATGTTAGGCAGGCGCATGCACAGCACCTGATCATCGATAGCCGGCATCCAATATTCTTTTGTTGCATGCGTGCCGCGTTGCAGAACAGCCAGCTCTTTTGTTGTAACATTGCCCTTATCAGGCCTTGTCACTATCACAGTGCCTTTGTCGTCATTGCGTTTGCTCACATAGCCAGTAAAGAACAGCTTCGATAAGTCATTAATATCCATTCAAGCATCTCCTGACTTCTATGTTGGTAGTGTAGCTGCCGCCAATCTCATGGTTGGCCTTTGTTATCAAGTAATTGCCATCAAACTTTCCGTACCCGTCCAGCTTGATTACAATCCCTGCCGCCAACTGGAAGTTGCCAATGGTGGAAAAGCCGCCCGTGAATTCGTCTTTATTGGCTTCTCTCAGCTTCTTCTTAGCCAATTCCTCAGCTTCTGCAACGGTCTCCACCTGTTCATCCACATAGAGAATTTTCCCCTCTTTGCGGTCTGGCGCGGCAAATTCGCCCTCAATGAGTTTCTTTTCCTTGCCCTTTTGGTATTTAACCTTGCATTTCCAGTAAACATCTCTGGTTTTAGCTTTGAAATGATACCCGGTAAACTGAAATATCGCAGGCAAGCTGCCTGTTTTGACTGCGTCACCAGGGCGTTGAAACACCAAAACAGGCTCCTGCTTTTCATATTTCATATCATCGAAGATGATAACCTTTTCCGGCGTTACCTTGAGCGAAAAGCCCGCATCTTTGGTTATCTTCTGCAAAAATTCCAGGTCGCTTTCATCGGTCTGCTCGACGTGGTCAAGATTTGGGTTCTTCTCGCAATCCCAGTACAGCTCAACACCATTTTCTTTGCAGATATCATCAGCACATTTCCAAATGCTGATTTTATCCCATGTGCGGTTTTTCTTTTCCCCTCTCAGTGTCCCTGCCGATATGACAGACACCGCTTTTATCTGTGCCGTCGATGGCATGCCCTGGATTTCAATTTCATCAATCTCAAATTTCCCCAGGTCAAAAGTCAATTCCCCGGCGTTAAGATTTGTCCAGTTGTAGGTATGAATTACCAAAGACAAGATTGCTCCCTCTTCCGGGAACCAATCGCCCATCCATAACTGGCCACGGTCTTCCAGCGTCAGCGTAATATCATCAGCCTGCCCGCTTAGGTTGTCAGTATATGACAGGGACAGGAAGTATTTGCTGATATCCTCAGATATATCTTTGCTTTCCCCGCCCCCTTTCGGCGTGTAGGTTATCACTAACCATGCACGCCTCGACAACTTAGTGCCTGGGGTAAGGTCTGCAAACCAATCGGCCAGGATATTGAAAAGCCCCATATCCTACCGCCTCCATGGTGGCAGCGTGCTTATTGCCGCCGCCTTATAATCCGGGCAGTTCAGGACAACCCCTTGCGGAAATACAGCCACGTCTTTATACGTTTGGTTGGCTTCCAGCAGCAATGTCATGCCGCCCTCCTGCCCATAGACTTTGTAAGCTATCATATCCCACATATCTCCCTGTATGGTTGTATATGTTTTCATGAGTATGACAACCTCCTCATTCTGGCTTCACGTTCACGCATCAGACGGTCAAATTTTGCTTCCAGCTCACGCTCTGCCTCTGCCAGCGCAGCTTTAAGCTGTCCGACTGTTCCTTCGTCTGCATTGCCGTTAATGGTTATCTGTGGCGCAAAGGTAAAGTCCGTATGGCTGTTATCATAGCTATGTGGAGCCTCTATCGGTTGCACCGGTTCATCAACCGTTGTTGCCGGTACTGCCTGCGCAATTTCCGGCTGACTTGCCATTACATTAACCATTGGCTGCGGGATATCCGGCATGGCCGCCTGTGCTTGCGGAATTGAAATGTTTGGCATTTCACTAGCTGCCACATTGACAACAGGCTGCGGTATGCTCGGTATTTCCACTTGCGGCATTGTGATTTCCGGCATTTTGCTTGCCGCCACATTGACCACAGGTTGCGGGATATCCGGCATGGCCATCACAGGGTTAGATATTACATTAACCATTGGTTGCGGTATGCTCGGTATTTCCGCTTGCGGTATTGCGATTTCCGGTATTTTCCCTGCCGCCACATTAACCACAGGTTGCGGTATATCCGGTAATACTGTTTGCGGTATATCCGGCAGAACCATTCGTGCCTGCGGAATTGAGATGTTTGGCATCTCGCTGGCTGGCACATTGACTACAGATTGCGGAATATCCGGCATTTCAGCTTGTGGCATTGCGATTTTCGGCATTTTCCCTGTCGCCACATTAACCACAGGCTGCGGTATATCCGGCAGAACCATTCGTGCCTGCGGAATTGAAATGTTTGGCATCTCGCTGGCTGCCACATTGACTACGGATTGCGGAATATCCGGCATTTCAGCTTGTGGCATTGTGATTTCTGGCATTTCCCCTGCCGCCACAT